TCTAGAATAAGGAACATAACCTAAAGATTTAGCATGTGAAACAACTGAATCACGAAGTAAAGCTGTATCTAAAAATGATTCATTAGCCACCATATTTAAATAGTAAGCATTATAATGAGTATTATAAGCAAGAATATCTAAAAGAATATTTAAAGAAGAACCTTCAAAATCATAATCTTGAAATTGTTGTTGTTGTTTTAAAAAATTTTTTAAATTTGTTTTGATTGTATCAAAATCAAGTTCTGTTACTTTTAATCGATTGGCCATTTTTATCTAATTCGTTCTAGAAAAAAGTTAATTGTAATTGGATTTGGACTATTAATAATAAAAAATTCTAAAGTAATTTGATAAGAATTTTCATCAGGCGCAGGAATTGCTCTAACTTTAGAAATTTGAACTCTAGGCTCAAAATTTCCAACTACTTCGGTAATTTCCCTTTCAATTCTTGCAGCAATTATTGAATCAATATTTTCAAATAGCATTCGGCGAATATTACTACCAACTTGCGGCCTAAATGGTCTCTCATAATGATTAGTTAAAATTAAATTCTTAATTGCATTAATAATTGCTGTTTCATTTGTATGAACATTCACATCTTTTCGAATTGGATGTTTAGTAAAATTTAAATCCAAATCTCTAAATGATCTTTCTGCTTTTATATTTACGGTTGCCATTTTCTATTTATTCAACCTCCAGCAAAAACATTTGGTGAACCCTGTGCCACGGCTGTACAAGAAGCTACTGAATCTCCTACTCTACCAGCTCCCATCCCATTCACTTTTACTGTTGAAGAACCACTTGAAATAGCTGCAGCATGAGCTGGACACCCTTTTCCTCCTGGAAGGAGATGTACTGTGTTCACATCGCCTTGCCTACTTAATGGTCGCCCATTAACAAATACATTTCCCGAACCCCGTGCTCTTGCTGGAGGAGAACAATGTGTGATATCCAAATCACCAATTCTTGTTATTGCTGGCATTTAAGATAAACTCCCTAGGTCAGATCTTGGTAATTTTGTTACAATAAAATGACTTCCTATTCTTGGAATAAAACTTCCTGAAGCATTAAATGCACTCAAATAACAATAACTAGAAGTCGTTGTGTTTGATATTAGAAAGGCTTTAATATTTAAAATTGAAATATTTGTATCCGTTACGGAAGGTGTTACAATAGAAAAAGGTGAAATAGATCCACTAATAAAAGAACCTCCAGTTGAAGTTCCACTTGTACCGTTAGTTGTTTGATTGATGTGTCCTTCTGCTGTGAAGTTTACTAATTGTGGGTGTATATTAGAAGTATTAGCAGAATTTGTTGTATTCAATCTCCAAGTTGTTGTAGATGATGTTGTTTTAACAAAATAAACATTCCATTCAATCTGATAAATTGAATTTGCCTCAAGTAAAACTTTCTTATTAGGAAAAACAGAAGCTTCTGCGGTAGTTATAGACGAGCCGTTTGATGCTAAGTAAGTAAATGCCGTTATTGTGGTATTATTACTAATAGCATTATCTAGATAAGTAAAATTATCATCTAAGTCCGACAACCCTACGGATAAAGTTTTGTCTGCAAATGTATTTGGAACAGCCACTTAATTTGCCTCCCAAGTTACACTTTTATTTTCTGCATTAAGCCAAATCATGTTATCTCCATTATCATTTGTCCAAACAAAGGTAAATACATATGGTTCTACTTCTGGATTAAAATAACTGTTTATGTAAGTTGTAAAATTTTGAATATTATTTTCTACAATGTGTTCCAAAGAAAAAGTTTCTGTTGTATTTGAAGATTCAAATGGTGTATAAGTTACTATTACTGAGTATGTTTTAGTTAAACTTTTTCTTGAATCAGGAAAATATTCATACAATTCTTGATTTGCTGGTATTGCATCTATATCATCTAATGTAGTTGAATTTTCAATTAAGTCACTACTTCCTTTTCTTACATATTTAGCAGAATCAACCCAACCTTTTCTATAAACTCCTGAAATAGTAAAACTGGTATTTGTTGTGGAAATACTAACATTAGGTTCAACTTCTCCCTGTAGTGACACATTCACAGAAGTAATATTACCATTAAGATCATCTGATACATTTATTGTTTTAGTGAATGGTATTTTCCTTTGAACATTTGGAATCTTTGAAGGACTAAAAGTTATTGCCATTTGTTTCTCTTTTTAATAATTCTTTTAGCTTATCGTTCCAAGATTCTATTTCTTCATGTTGTTCATGTGTATGCGGTGGATCAGGAACTTTTGGAGCAAATTTTATTATATTATCAAATCTCTGAGGTATTTTTTCATACTTTGTGTATGTTTTTAATTTACCATCTAATAAAATAACAAATTCGTGTCCCATTTTTAGTTCAGATCAATACGAGGTGCGGTAAATTTCATAGTTCCACCAGAATTAAAATTGCAAGAACCTCCTATATCAGCAGAAAAACTTCCACCAACGTCTAGTGTAGCACTTCCTCCAACACTTACAGTAGCACTTCCACTAATGTCACCTGTTAAACTTCCTTCAACGGTTGCGGTAACATCACCACCAACTTCTAGGTTTACATTTCCATCCACATAAACTTTTACATCACCTTTCACATATACAGAATCATCACCTACAACAACAGTAAACTTATCTTTTTCTATTCTTTCTGAACGATCACCTTCTGGCCCCCATTCAACATACGAGCCTGAACGGTGATATAAATGAATTCTTTCAGCATCTTTCGTATCATCAAATTCTAATGCGTGGCCAGATTCAGATTCATAAACATTATTGTAAGGATAAACAGCGTTATAATAAGAATCTGGTTCTACTTTTGATTCTTTCTTTTCTTTTTTACTTTCATTAATTGGCGATAGGTAATCAGAATCATTTCTTGCTAAGCGTGAGGTTGTTGGTTCATCTAATTTTCTTGGATATAATGAAGCATCTTCATTTGGTTTTACTGGAGCTGAAGATAGTACATCACCTTCACGGCAATCACTAAAAGCGTCCTGTGCATTTCCTGCTTTTAATGGAATGCTAGGAAAGGTAGCAACAACTATTGGAGATTGTGCAGCTTCTCCATCAGCAAAGAATCCAAATACCATGTCGCCATCTTTTGGTGCATATGGATTTGTATTGTTTGGTGGATAAGCAACAATAGACCAAGGAAGCATATCTGTTGGTAGATGCATTTTATTTTCTGCATGCCAACCAACACAACGAACACGGACACGGCCAAGTTTTAAAGGATCTTGCCTATCTTCTACAATGCCAGTAAACCAAATAAAACCGTTTTTACCAGCAAAATCTTTGTTTTCTTCAATCTTCATTCTGTGCCATATTCTAAAATTTCATTTTGTTCCTCTCTACTACTTGATGCTATGAAACCAGTATCAGAGGAACTAGATGCCACTTCAATAATTGTTTCATGTTTTTGAAAACTTATAATATGTCTTGAAGCTACAATTATGTATTTGCCACTTATACTCTTATCGTTTTCATCCGTTGATCTATTACCAATACCTATTTGAGGTGCTTCAACATTTACATTAAATCCAGAAGATAATTGAAAATTACCAGGCATCACAATTTTTAATTTTTTCGCCATTAAATTTTGTAGAATAGCTTTTCTTTGAAAATACCAATCTTCTATATTTTCTTCTTTTGAAATAGAAGAAGGATCTTTTTTCTTAATGTATTCACTCGTTTGTTTGGCATAACCAAAAATACTTACAGCCTTACGAGAATTATATGCTTCCGAATTTTCTACGCCTTCACGGTTTTGAATAGATGTGAAATTTGGTGATTTATTTCCATGGTCCATAGTCAAATAATGGTCGCCATAACTTATGTTCTTTGTCATTATAGAACGTGTAATTGGATCAAATCCAATAAATTTACCTGCATTAACACCATGCCTGGTTTTATTGATAGCATCATTCAATGTCAAAACTTCTAGATGCCTAGCACCTTGCATTTCGCTAATTGTATTAACACCTTCTATATTTTTTGTTTGATATTTAATATCAAGTATTTCTTGTTGCGTTAAAAGGGTTGAAAGTGTTGCAAAATTATAACCAGTTATGTTTTGAAAAAATATAAAGTTTGGTGAACTTTTAGAATCGATTGCTCTTTTAGCACACCATTGTATAGCATCTAAAGGTCTTAAATTAGGTATAACTATTTGTCTAATACCTGAAGAATCTTCATAAAGTCCTCCTAAATTATTTTCAGGCACTTTAAGATAATCAGTAAGAATTCTGTTAACTACTTCAGAATATGTAGCTTCATATGATTGATTAATTCGTTGTTGATCTGAATATATTAATTCATCAGACACAAAATGTAATAAGTATTTTACAGTTCCTGGCCCATCAGCAACTCTGTTAGATTGTTTGTAAACTCGAAAGGCCTTTTTAAATGTTGCTATGTCTGATTCCGCATCTTTTTTAAAGCTTAATAATACTGATTCCGACCCATCAAATAGCAATTGTCCAGACAAATTTAATGAATCACGAATCACAATATTACCGCTCATGACTGGCATTAACATGGAATCAAATATATTAATTTCAGTAAAAATTGGACCAATATCTATTTTGCCTGATTTGGTAA